CTGGAACAGGAGTAGTCCGAAAAGGCTTCGCGGACTACTCCTGTTCCAGTAAAAGTTGTCGGTGACAGAGGGTTTTCGCATCGCTTTTTTACTTAACTTTCCCCTTAATTATCAACAACTTAGACAGGTATAAACCAGTTTGGGCAAAACCACTGGTTTAAAAAGACAGGCTGATTAAGGGTGTTTTTTAGGTGTTTTTAGAGCTTTACTGGAACAGGAGTAGTCCGAAAAGGCTTCGCGGACTACTCCTGTTCCAGTAAGTACCCTGAAAGTGCTATTCTCCTGTTCCAGTAAACTGGTGTTTTCTCCTTTAAAACCAAGGGGTTGCATTTTCACAACACACTTGAATCGGGTGTTATATTGTTTTTTTATTCCACATAAAGGAGAAAAAAGAAGAAGAAGAAAAAAAGAAAAAAAGAGAGAGGCGAAAAAAAGTGGGTTCAAGGAGTGTATAAAGTTTTGAGCCGAACCCTTTTGGTTTACTAGCCAACCTTTGTGGTACACTAAGGCACCTATCTTGGACAATAGCAGCCGCGACCTTCAGTATGGAAACAATGCCGCTTACTTCGGTACTTGGTAGAGGGGAAAGGTCGAAATGGTGGGGTTTCTTGACATTTGTCCCCGATCAACCTAGCAGAGTTGGCCTGTTCTGCTGCTTACCCCTTGCCTACTCCTTGGCTTAATGTTATTCTTTACACAACTTAAACATAACTTACAAAAGCCATGCCAAAACGTATAGCCATCACTGATGACATTAAAGCCAAAGTCATCGCCAACATGGGTTCCGAACCCAACTGGGAACAGATTGCTGTCTTTGAGATGACTGCTGTTACGTCTTTGCCCTTGAACAAGAAATGGTCTTTGTTTGATAAAGCCCAGATTACGGCTCAAACCTTTGAGGAAGCTGCGACTTATCTAAACTCTGGTGGCTTTGTACCTTTCCACACGTTACACCAGCAAGGTTACGAGATTCCTGTAGGACGTGTGTTCTACGGCGAGGCTCAGAAGAATGTTAAGGGTTATGATGAGCTTCGGGTATTAGCTTTTATTGATTTAAACGCTCACGAAGACTTAGCCAACAAGATTGACAACGGTATTGTCGAAGAAGTCTCCGTTGGTATGTCCTTTAAGCAGCTTTTATGCTCAGCTTGCGGTGATGACCTATTAGCCAACGAAGACTCCATCTGGTCTCAAACCTGTACTAATGGTCACGTTATTGGTATGGGCGACCACCATGTTAAGCCTAATGGCTTAGGTCAGTTTCGTGAGCTGAGTGCTGTTTCCAAAGGAGCCAGTAACGGAGCTAAAATTTTAGGTTTCCAAAAACGCAATTTGGCTGCCGATTTCGGTAAACCAGAGTTAGCTCTTGTAGCTAGTTTAAAATCTCCAGAATTGATGTTGTTTACCGCACCAGCCAATCTGGATAGTGAAGGAGAAGATCCTGTGCTTATCGCTGAATTACAAGCCAAACTAGAGGCTGCTGATGCTGAGAAAGCTACTTTACAAGGCCAACTGACTGCTGCTCAAACTAAGGCAACTGAGTTGGAAACAGCTAAAGCCGATGCCGAAGCCAAGGTAGTTGAATTAGAAACAGCTAAAACTGAGTTAGAAGCAGCTAAAGCCGATGCCGAAGCCAAGGCAGCCGAGTTAGAAGCTCAACGTACCGAGAAGCACACCGCTTTAGTTGCTGCTCAAGCTAAGTTAAAAGAGTTTGAGGATGTTGAAGCAGCTCGTTTGAGTCAACGTCCTTTCCGTATCCCCTTGGGTGGTGTTGCTAACTTAAATGCTAGTTACACCGATACAGCGAAAGCTAAAGCCCCTGCGGTTGGTCCGTCACCCGCTTTTAAAACCCCTAAACACTAATCTTTTGGAGAATAGCGATGGCACAAGAAATCGCAGGTGGTGGTATCAGCTTAGTTGGTATTCCACACTCAGAATTTCGCCGTACTGTTTACTTAGCCGCAGGTATCACTTCGGCTGATGTAGGTAAGCCTGTTACCTTAGACACCTCTGCTAACAATACTTTTAAGTTAGCAGATGCCGATGATGTTATCTACGGTAACTTAAAGGTTGTTGAAAACCGTGTTCAAGAAGGTATCTTAGTGGGTACTATTGAGCTCAAAGGCGGTTTCCAGTGGACTAAATCTGGTGTTATCGCTGTTGGCGGTGGCGTTGTAGGTGCTGGTGCTGGTGCTGTTAAGGCAGGTACTAACCCACGTTCTCTCGTAGTCGCAGTTGGTACAACCACTGTTGACGTTGTGTTCATCTAAGGAGAAAGACTATCATGGCTCTTCGTCCATTAACCGATTTGATTAAACGCGATAAGCTTTCTCCTGCTGAAGTAAAAGCGATGCTCGTTACTGACAGCGAACACACCAGTAAGGATAAAGGTTTACAGTTAGTTCGTGATGCCCAAAGCTTTGGCTTGTCTTTGCGTGACTTCTTAACCTTAGCCGTTGCCCCAAGCAAAGGTGATGATGCTGCTATCTACGCTGGCTTGAACGGCTACGAAGCTGTTAAAGTGGCTTTAAACTTACCTCACGCGAATGACTTCGAGCGCGGTGTTTTATTGCAAGCTGCTTCTAATACCTTCCAAACCTACGCTGGTACTCGTGCAATGTTCCCAGAAATTGTGGACGATATGTTACGCGCAAAAACTCGCTTAGAAGTTGCCGAAAACATTGCCTCCATCGTTTCTCAAAGCCGTACCATTGATGGTTCAGAGATGATCTGTACCTATATGGAAGACGATGCAGAAGATCGTAAAACCTACACTGTGTCCGAATTAGGTCGCATCCCAATGCGTTCTGTTCGTACCACACAAACCAACGTAGGTTTAGGCAAACGCGGTTCTGGTATTGAGATTTCTTATGAGTTCGCTCGCCGTGCTTCTTTAGACATTTTAACGCCGTTTGCTGCTCGTATTTTACGCGAAGCTGAGTTGAGCAAAGTTGCCGCTGCTACCCACATCTTAATCAACGGTGATGGTGTTAACGGTGCTGCTTCGGTTGTTAATTTATCGACTTTCGGTTCTGGTACAGGTATCAGTGCAACCAGTTATAAAGGTTTAGCCAAGTTCTTAATGTCTCGCGCTAAAGCAGGTTTCCCAGTTGATACCTTAGTTTGTAACTATGATATGTACGTTGACTTGATGTTCTTGTATGCTCCAACCGTAAGCGGTAATGGTAGCGTTCCAGAAGCTATGGGTCAAATGGGTGCTCCAGTTATTAACACTCGTATGAATGCTTTGAACGGCTTAAACTTAAACATTGCCTTATCTTCTTCTGTTCCATCAGGTCAGATTATTGCAATGGCCAAAGGTGAGTGTATCGAAGAACTCGTTGAAGCTAACTCTAACATTAGCGAAAGCGAGCGTTCGATTCTTGACCAAAGCATCAAGTACGTTAAAACCGAAACCACTGGTTATAAGTTATCTATCCCACAATCTCGCGTTGTGCTTGATACTACAGCTTAACCCTTCGGGTACTGGTTTAGAAAAAGGCAGCTACCGCTGCCTTTTTTATTGGTGTAAAATACAGAAATATCTCGGAGTTCATTATGACAAAATGTATTGTGAAGACTACAGGTCAATTTATGCTATTGACTCGCTCAGGGTCTATCAAGGTGGGTACGGCGACTGTTGTTGAGAAAGATGAATTTGTGGCTTCTCGTCTCCGTAACGGTGACTTGGAGTTATTGCAGGATAACCTTCCAGAGTCAGTAACTCAAGAAGACCTAGTAACTGCAGGTTCAGTTGAAGCCTTGATGATTTCTTTAAACCCTAAAGAACCCCCAGTAGCTCCTAAGGCTAAAGCAACTAAGAAAGGTAGTTAATTATGTGGGTCGAAACAACAAAGGCTTCTAGCCTCAGCTTTGAGCTTCGGGTGGGTAATGACTTTGTTGTTCCTGACCCCACTACCTCTGCTATCCTGAAAATCAGAAGTAAAGCAGGAGCCTTACTCCACACCGAGACCTTAGTGAATCCTCAAGGAAGTATCTTGAGCTTTAACATTCCTGGTTCGGTTAATACTTTAACGGGTAGTAATACAAACGAAGTTCGGTTAGCGACTTTAGATTACCAATCTGGCGGGGTTTTTAGGCAGGGCTATCTCACCTATCGTGTAACCCAATTCTTACCTTTTACCGTGACTGCTCAGTCAGTAAGAACCCTGCTCGGATTGAGTTACGAGGAGCTGGAAGATGAAGAAATTGACCTTATCAGTGCTTATTACACTTTGGCTAACACTGCTGGCACAACCTTCACTACTGCTTTTACAACTGAAGGTTATAAAGGCGATCAGGCTAATAAAGCCGTTTGTTTACAATGTGCCATTGACCTTGCCCTCAGCTTACCTCAACGCATCGCCCAGAAAACTGATGAGGAGAAAGCTAGTTTTCAACGGGCAACAAAATTTGACCCTTACAAATTGATAGCTTCCTTAAAACCCCAACTTGCAGAAACCCTTGAGTCTTTAGCTACCGAGCAGACCATTGGGTCTGCTGCTGTTTTTGTTGCCACCCAACCAACAGACCCCTTCACAGGTGCTTAATAATGCGTAAGATTCATAACAGTCGTTTTAAGAAATTGCTGACTAATCTTACGCGAGGTTGCTTAGTTCAAGGCCACATTGTAGATGCCACAGGCGAGTTAACAGGAACAGAGGAAGTTAATCAGCTTTTAAGAGTTAGCCACCAAGCTATCGCAAACCCAGGAGACCATGTAACTTACTTGGGTTATCACTATGGTTTAAGTAGTTACTCCAAAGAGCCTTACGATGTTATTTATCGCCTGATGCCTTTACCCGACCAAGTGGAATGGCAAGTTCAACAGGTCTTTGTGGTAGATGCTCTTACAGGTTTAAAGAAACCTGTACAAGGTGTGACCCCTCCCGTGCAGTTGTTATGGTGTAAGAAAAAAACTGAGGGCTTCGGGGTTAGTGTTGGTAAGAACACAGACGAGCAGGTCTGCTATTGGATGACAGAAGTTGTCCAAGTAGGCGACCTACTTGATGGTAGGGTTGTAAAGAGAGTGGTTAAGGAGCAAAACATCTATAAGGTTGAGGTGTGAGATGGCTAAGCCCCGTTCGGGTTTTGAGCAAATCTTTAAAAAAATTTCCTTACAAGAGCAGTTAACCGAAATTAGACCTTCAGTTCTAAGGGATGTTTTTTCAAGAGCCAACCGTAAACGTGCTGCTGTTGCTCTTAATAACGAACTCAGGCATTTCCATGATACCTTTATTAACACGTTTATTGCTGCCCAAAGTTTCTCACCAGAGGTCGTAGATAGCTCGCCTGTTGTTCCTGCACCCACTAATAGTGTAGGAATAAATTGGGAGGGGCTTGAAAAACAGTGGTTCCTTAAGAAGAAACGGCAAGGGTTAAGTGTTCCCTCCTTTTTTTCTTATGGGGTTGTTGGAAGTGCCGAAAATAACAAAGCTAGAAGGAAGGAAAAACGAAGCCCAAAACCTCTACAGACCCTAAAACAGTATTTAGAATCCTCTTGGGGGCCTGAGAAGGCTTTGAATATCGTAGGCCATATTACCGCAGATGATATTATCTTTAGAACAGCAAGAGGAGAGGACGTTAAGTTAAAAGGTGGTAAGGCTGACCTTGAAGCGGCCTTCTTAGGTAAGTTAAAAACCCACGAAGGTCGAGACATCACTAACTTAACTGAGACCTTCACCATTGGTTTTAGAGCCTTCCCTAAGTTATCTAATCTAAGAGACCTAAACTCAGGTAACGATGCTTACTCAGTTAAGCTAACAAAACTATTTATTCCGAGAACCGACAACACTGCCGCAAAAGGCTTTCCACTCTCTAAGTTATTAAATAACCAAGAGGCTAGGAATCAAAAAGGTCACAGACCTCTTAGACCCACAGTAGCCCCCTTACTTAACTGGTATTACCGTGTTAAGCTCCCCCACGTCTTCAAGCAGTTTTATAAAACTAAAGGTTTAGTAGGAGCATAAAAATGTACATACAAAACGGTATCTTAAACATTCTTGAAAGCACTGTGCTTGCTTTTTGCAACCAACTTGCTCAGGCCGCTAACACCCAACTGGGTACTAACCTCTCAGTGGTTTTATTTGATACAGCTCCAGAAGAAGAAGAATTACCAAAAACTGACGTAATTGGCTCTTATAACCTGGAATTTAAGGTGGATAGCCATTTTATTGATGGGACTTTCTTATTAGGGGTTGCAACACTAAATGACCCGAGTCTATTCCGTCTTCGCCAGATTACCAGCTTTGTCTTAGACGAGTGCTTACCAGAAAAGACGATTCAGCTTTACAACGCCGAGGGGAACCCTATTTTGGGTAATCTAGTGATTTTAGATGATGTGAGTATTCTACCAACAAACAAGGATTCCAAGAGTCGTGCTGCTCGCTTCATTGGAATCCCTTTTAAATGCACTCGAACAATTTAAAAAATGTTGAAAGCCTGTGCTTCAACCGTTTTCATCTCAGCAGCCGTTAAATTTCTTAACTGTTTGAGCCGAGCTTGCTCGGTTGTTGCCTTTAGACCTTCCTCAACTAATCTTGCTAACGCTTGACAACGAGAAATCCTGTTCTTTAAGGCCAGTAGTTCCACAACTTTTAAAGTATCTTCGGCAAGAATTAGAGACATCCGAGTGGTGTCAACTTCTCGCCCAATTTTTCTGCTTAAAGGTATATTTGCCATCTCACAACTCCACAATAGAGGTTTTAATTAGATATAATCTATGCTACCATAATGGGGAAAACTCTAACTGTATTACTTTTGTAAT